GCGTCATGGTGCAAGATGTGTATGGCAGAGGTACAGAGCGAGCGGAATAGAAAAAGAGAAATGAATTGAGATTAACGTGTGCAAAAAGAAGCCATTTCTGCACATGAAGTATTAACACGAGCGGAAACCGGTGGCTTTTGCTCATAACTGAATAGTAAGGAATTATGCAATACATATTAACAGAACAAGAATATAGAGCTTTAACCCCTATTAGTGAGGTAGATAAACTCAAAGAAGATGTACAGCTTCTGAATGAAAAAGTTATGGAGCTTAGTGAACATCCATGTGGGAGTGATGCAGATTATAGAAGCGTAACTTTTTATTGTGATGATTGCCCGATTGGTGCATTTGGTACTGGTACTTGTACAAAGAGACAACAATATTCTAAATAGTTATGAGACAGACAGTAGAAGAAGCGGCAATGAACTTTGCCAATTATGAATCCAATAATTTAGATAAACTGCCTTTTAAGGTAAAAAATGTGGTCGATTATGACAATGGGCTGACGAGAGGTTTCAAGGCTGGTGCTGAATGGCAGGCAAAGCAATCACCGTGGATAAGCGTAGAGGATGCAATACCTAATGAACTAGCAAAAGGCATGTGTCAAGTGAAATATGTTGATGGTAGTATTGATGAAATGGCAATGCGAGAAGTGAATAAATGGATATATCCCTACATCAAGACTGGATATGTTACTCATTGGAAACCTATCCCCTCATTCGATGAGATACTCGAAGCAAACAAGGATGTACTGGAACGGATTAAGGAGAAAGGAGATTGATTATGGAAAAGAAAGTAAAATTGTGAAATAGAAATTAGAAGTATATTACCAAACTTGGATTCAATATATTATGGACATTTAGTAAGGACGAATAGCTCTATGTGCATGTATTTACAGCATATTAGCAGGCCGCCAATCAACAGCATGAACAAACTACATAAAAGAGGAATTGTAAAACTGAGTATGTAGTTTGCTGAACAGAAATATCTATTCCAACCTTTTTTCCTTTCTCCTAAGTCTTCCCGTATGAGTTTGGCAGTTATAGAACTTCTGTCCCTGTATTTGAGTGTTACTTCCAACGCTTTTCTGATTTTAAGGAGTGTACAACAAATAAATGCTGATATAATAAAGCCTAAAAAAGATAATATTATCAGTATAGTTAATTTATATTCAGCTTGGATAGCATCTCCTAAGAAAATAGCGACTTCTATACTTAGAAAGAGGGTAAAAAACAAAATGAAGTAGTTAAATCTGGCATAAAATATATTCTCTATATGCTTTCTTTCTTCCTCTATTTCTACTAATCTGTGTGGTGCTACAAAATACTTAGATTCATCCGTTTCAGTTTTCATTCGATTTGAGATTAAATTTTTCCGCAAATGTAAATATAAAAAATAATTTATGAAAGCAATAACCATAAAACAACCTTGGGCATCCTTGATAGTCCACGGTATTAAAGACATTGAGAACCGAACTTGGCCGTGTCCTAAGAAATACTTAGGGCAGAGGGTGCTGATTCATTCAAGCGCCGTCCCCGTGGAAATGATTAATCCTAATAGTGTATTTACGAAAAGGCAATGGGATAGCTTTTCACTTGGATTCCAGAGTGAGATTATTTGCGGCAATGGATATGTAAATTCTGCTATTATTGGAAGTGTCGAAATTGTGGATTGTGTTGTGGATTACTCTTCCATCTGGGCAGAGAAAGGAGTTTATAACTGGGTACTGGCTAATCCTATCCTTTACTCCAAACCTATTGAGAACGTGAAAGGGAAACTGTCTTTCTGGGACTATTCCGGTATTAAAGAGGTAAAAATTGAGTGTCCGGAATGTGGCAGTATAGAAATAGCTGTCGAAGATTATACGACGGCTCCGTTCCCGACTTATCTGCATCGATGCAACAAGTGTGACTATGTGATTATGGAAAGTGAGTGGAATGTAATAAAGTAGGATATGGAATTTGATTGGTATTGGTTTGTTGTAACAGTTTTGATAATCTGCGTTACTGTATATAACTGTTTAAATAGCTATTGGAAGCATAAGTATAGGGATGAGAACAAAGGTGACTGATAGATACAAAAAAGGCTATCTATCCCAGACAGCCAATCTTTGTTTAACCTTAATCTAATACTATGAAAAACACATTGCAAAGGTACGGATTTGTGGGAGTTATGCAAATTATGAGCCTTTGTTCAGCCATCTTATAACATGGTTTAGCAAACGGATATGTATGTTAACCATTAACGTAATAGATTTACAAAATTAACAAATAGCCAATGAGTAGAAATGAAACAGTTTGGACTGATGCGAAATGCGCAGCCTTTCGAGTTGAGTTCCTTACCAGTTGTGAGGAACTCTTTTTGTATGCAAAAGCCATCTATTCCGCTATGATGTGGGGTAGGGAGGTGAACGAGAAAAATCGGGTTATTCAGGAAAAGGATAAGTCTGTTAAATAAAAGAAAGAGCCAACCCACGCACGACCATGAATCAGCTCCTCACACGATTATGATGCAAATATACTATTTATATTTAAAATAATCGTGTTATGAAGCTGGATTTTAACAAAATAATTCGTATTAAAAAGATTCGTATTGAGAAATCGGAACTTTCAGAGGAAGAAAATGCCTTGACCGCCCCGATTTTGAAAGACAAAAGCCTTATCCTTGAAATTTACAAAATATTCGTTGAGGTGTTGAATGAGAGAGGATGTCCACCGAATATTGACAGTGTTACCCAGCGGAAGAAGTTCATCTTCATTATCCTGTATCTGTTTTCTCCAAGCTCGCTTGCTGGTGGAAAGATGACAGCTGGGTTACGTGAAGAGATGTCAAGAGTATTGGGGATTCAGTCCAAGAGCACAATTTCCGACAACTGCGCTGATGTCGTGTTTCTGTATCAGAACTATGGGGATTTCAGTGGAGATATAGAGTATCTTTACACCGAGATTTTAAATCGGTTAAAATTCAAAGGGCTAATCAATTAGAGAGCCGGAGTTTAGTGCTCCGGCTTACTTTACTTTTGGGGTTTTCTTGGGCCAGTTCCTGTGTTCGTTGATTCATTAAGCGTTCCTTTTTTACTACTACGATGTGAAGGAATGTTTTTAGGAACTTTAGTTTTTGGGGAACTTGGCTTCTGATTGTTTGTTTTTGCCATAATTTTTATATTTTTGAAATTAAGAATTTTCCAATTAGAATATACCCTATTATAAGTGAGATTATTTTTATAATGAAAATCAACCAGGAAATTGTATTTAACCATTCCGGTTCATTAACATTTATATCTTCGTCTTTATTGTTCTTTTCTCGCTTGCATAAATAATAGCCATACCATACAAATGTTGATATAGCATATTGTAGTAAATCAAAAAATAATGAAGCGCACAATAGTAATGCTGGTAAATATAATTCAGTAGGTACGGAAATATCGTTATCTGTCTTATTAAAAATCCATATAATTGCAAATCCAGCAAAGCATAATTGGCGATTTATATCACTAAGTTTTCCTGAGATTTCTTCGTAAGCATCTCTAATTTCTGATAATTTCATCATAATATAACTCCTTTCTTTTTACGTTCTAATTCTCCCTTTCTAATAATACAGATAGTATTTTCGTAAGGTTCTTCCGTCTTTTGCCAGTAGTTCAGTAATGACTGTCGGGCAATTCCTAATTCTTGACTTGTATAATTATCATACATAGCCGATGGCGAACCGAAGTATCTGTGTAGTCCAGTTGCCTTAATTTCCAAATGTATTACTCCTTTTGCTTCCATGATGCAAAAATACTTATTTATTAGTATGTATTATAAATAATACTTTTGTTTATGATTTATTAACGCATAAATAGTATTTTATATTATATATGATACTATCTTTGCATCATCAGAAACGAAGTAATAACAATTAAAAGATATACGATTATGAAGACAGTAGAATTTAATAAAGGTCAATCAGTAGTTGTAACCACAAAGAATGGTAAGGTAGAAGGTATTATTTCAAGTGTTGATATGAATGTTTACACTTTTGAAACAGACTATTCAGTAGATTATTTAAAAGATGGTAAAACCTGGACTATGATTGGCGTACCTGCAAGAGCGATTGAATTAGCATAAGTTTAACCAGCAGGGCGAAAGCCCTGCGCAATATAGAAGATTATGAATACAAAAGAAATAGAAATTGGTTTGAAATACAGAATTTCAGGTGATTTAGCTAATGGTCACTATGCAGATGGCACACTACGTATATCGCACGATGATGTAGTAAGAGTAATCAAACGAATTACAGATACACATGTGATTTTAGAGTGTGGACGTATGTTTATCATTAACGACAATCTCAAAATCGAGAAGTTCTAAGTTTTAATCCGGTAGCCTTCGGGCTACCACAATACACACGATTATGAAAGCGGATTTAGTTTTAGTTATCAGCCCTGAAGCCCCACTGATGAAACAACTGGGCAAGGTATTGGGTAAGATGGCAACCCCTTATGACTTCTCTACTATAGAGAGGGGTGAAAAGTACATCACCATACAACATGATGAAACAGGGCTTGTAGTGGCTTATACGAGTGAAGAAAGATTGAATGTGAAACATTAAATATTGATTATTATGGGTGAAATAGCAGATAGTTTAATTAATGGTGAATTTGATTGCATCACAGGTGAATATTTAGGTGAAGAAGTTGGCTATCCAAGAACGCACGCTTATGACAGACATGAATACATGCCACCAGTTGAAAAGAAGCCTACCAGCAAGGCGAATGTCTGTATAACTAACATGTGCAAAGACAGAGGATTTAGTAACCGTGCAAAAATTGAGCTTGTAGCCAAATTCTTGTATAGCAAAGGTTACAAACAATTGCCTAACCTATCCCACCAGTATAAAATCATTCACAGCCAGTACAAGAATGATTTTAAAAAGTTTTTGGTTGAACAAGTAAAACAAAGAAAGGATGAATAATATATTCACAATATGCTATTCAGAAGAAGAAGCAAATGAAATAGGCCACTTCATTTTGAGTAGAGGATACGAGGGTGTTCAAAATGATAGTTATAGATATTGTCGTGAAGCGATTTGGTGGGCTTTCAAAGAAGCTAAAAGGCATCATTCAAATTGCATCTACGTTGGCGTTGCAGGTTGCCAAATGACTGTATCAAAATCAAAACGATGTCTTAGACGAAATGGTCTTAAATACATAGAGAAAAGGCGAATGTTTTACAAATTACTAAGTAAGTATTGATAAATGATTATGAACTCAATTAACGACGAAAGAGGTTGTAGCGTATGCCAGCCCGGTAAAGAGAACTATTGCACTTACACTACCAAATTGAAAGGTAAGAGAGTAAGAATGTACCAATATGACTATCGTACTGAAAGTGGCGAACTGTTTGCTTGTTGTGCGCCTACCTTAGAGGCATGCAGAGAAAGACGGGATAAATGGCTTAGTTCACGACAATAAGCCGATTGTCGTGTATAACGATTGAAGATATTTCGTTATCTTTGGTTGTGGTAGTACCTTTGGGGTACTATCTTTTTTATAGTATAAATTTAAAAATGATAGAATAGTATGAAGATTAATTATAAAGGTCAAGAGATAGAAGCGTATTCGCTTGTAATGAATAGAAACAACGCTTTAGATATTCTGAACGGTAAAAAGTGTATAGAAACTCGTATGCTCAGCTCTAAATATGAGAAAATGTTCACGGACTTCAATCAGATTGAGGAAAATGAAAAATTGAGAAAGGCTGGGCGTGAAGATGAATGTCAGTCTATTTTGAGAACGGATATAGAAGCTATTCATTTTTATAGTACCGGTGCACCGTGGACACTTGATGTAGCAATTGACGAGATAGGTATAGGTGAAGTGACAGAAGAAGGTATTAAGTTCATGCATGATGAATTTGATTTCCATGATTTTGATGAACAATTAAAAGAGTTCAAGAAGAATCCACCGAAAGAGTTGCCATTATTTTACTACTTACATATTTGTGAAATCATAAGCCATTCAGGTTTGAAATAATATAAGCCACTTGTGGGTGGCTTTGTTTATTTAGTAAAAGGATTATTTAATTTAAAATTAAAGATTATGCCAGAAACGTATGCAACAGATGCAAGTGGTCGAAAGTATCGTACCCGAAAAGATTATGAAGCCGGACGATTTCAATCTATGGGGCGAAATGCAGCTCAGCGAGCAAGAATTAATCGTAGGGTAGGCGGTAGAGTTGTTTAATGATGGATAAAGCAATAGACATAATTAAAGAAGTTGCTTTAAAGGCTGATAGGGTTATATTGTTTCACTCGGCATCGGGCAAGGACAGTATAGCCCTTTTGGACCTAATATCACCTTATTTCAAAGAGGTCGTTTGCGCCTATATGTATGTTATAAAAGACTTGTCTCATATCAATCGTTATATAAATTATGCTTGCAGTAAATATCCAAACGTGAAGTACATTCAGATACCTCACTTTGCGGTCTATTCATTTAGGCGTATTGGTTACTTAGGATGTATTAAGAACGAGAAGCAGAAACTATACAATATGGCTCAACTTACGGATATTATAAGGGAGAAATATAATATCGAATGGGCCTTCTTTGGATTTAAGCAGTCTGATTCAATGAATAGACGTTTAATGTTACGTACATATAAGTTGAACGGTATTAACGAAGTGCAAAAGAAGTGTTATCCCTTATCTGAATATCGGAACAAAGATGTATTGGAGTACATTAGTCGAAAAGGTCTAATCAAACCCGAATCATATGGAGGAAAACATCAATCATCCGGCACTGACATAACGGATATTAATTACTTGTTATTTCTTCGTTCTAAATATCCATTTGATTTACAAAAAGTTATAAATGAATATCCATTGGTAGAACGGAAATTATTTGAATATGACTATGAAAGAGCTAAAACAAAGTGAAACAAGAATTATAAAACGCTCTCAAATAAATCTTAATCCGATTAACCCTAAAAGGCATTCGGACGAGAAAGTAAAGCTGCAAAAGAAAAATTTGCAGAAAATTGGTTTTCTTGGTGGTATTGTATGGAATGAAAAATCGAGGAATCTGATTGACGGGCATCGAAGGATTAAGGCAATGGACCTGCACTACAAATACGATGGTACATCTAAAACGGATTATGATGTAAAGGTTGAAGTCGTAGCTCTTGACGATAAGGCTGAGAAGGAACAGCTTACATATATGGCTGTAGGAAATACAAAGCCGGATATAGACCTTATAGCTGGCTACATTTCTGATATAGATTATACGAATGTCGGCTTGGACATTGGGGAATTGAATGATATTCTTTCCATAAACACAGAAATGCCATCTCAGTTAGATTTTGTGGATGATTTATTGTCCCCTCTGCCATCATTTGACGAAATTGAAACTCCCTCTGCGGATGAGAAGACTTATGATGAAAAGAAAGAGCACATGAAAGCCATTAAACAGCAAGTAAGAGAATTGTCAATAGAAAGACAGCAAAACGAAGAAGCTTATATTACATTGTCTTTTTCTTCTTACAACGCTAAAGAGGATTTTTGCGATTTGCTTGGTATCAGCACAGATGACAAGTTTGTAAAAGGGGAAGATGTATTAAAATTGATTAAGTGACGAAAGTAACAAATACGCGCGCACGTACACAAGGATATGGCTAAGAAACCTAATATAGAAGATTTTAGAAAGATTCTCCGCAAATCTGGTGGAAATCTGACTAAGGTTGCGGCTACGTTTAAAGTAGCTCGGAAAACTGTATATCAATGGGCGAAAGAAGATGTTGAATTTAAAGATGCTATATCAGATGAGCGCGGGGCGTTGGTTGATGAATGTTTGGTTTCTGCCCGTGTTCTTGCATTGGGTATTTCTGAAAAGGATAAAGATGGAAATTTCGTGGGTTGGCGTGAACGTCCAGACGGCTATATGATTCGTTATTTGCTTTCTACATTAGGGAAAAGCGAAGGTTTTGGGGAAGAATCAGAAGATGCTGATATTCCAACAGACATAGAGCACGGCATCAACATTGATTCCTGGATTAAAGACAAGCTGAAATGATAGTACCTCAAGAAATTTACCATCCATTATATGAGGATAAGGAAAAATTTATAATTCTTATCACCGGTGGGCGTGGTAGCGGAAAGTCTTTCAATGCTTCTACCTTTATTGAGCGGTTGACTTTTGAAATGACTCCCGTAGAGAAGATAGTTCATCAGATTCTTTACACCCGTTACACGATGGTTTCTGCCGGTATGTCTATCATCCCCGAAATGATGGAGAAGATAGATTTGGACGGTACCACGAAATATTTCAAGACCACAAAGACGGACATAGTCAATAAGATGACTAAGAGCCGTATCATGTTCCGGGGTATCAAGACTTCTTCCGGGAACCAGACAGCAAAACTGAAATCCATTCAAGGCATTACGACTTTCGTCTGCGATGAAGCGGAAGAGTGGACAAGCGAAGATGAGTTCGACAAGATAATGCTCTCCATCCGTAAGAAAGGGATTCAGAACCGGATTATCATCATTATGAATCCTTGCGATTCCAATCACTTCATCTACAAGAAATACATTGAGAAAACTCACAAGCTGGTAGAGATTGATGGTGTGCAGGTTCAGATTTCCACTCATCCGAATGTGCTCCACATTCATACGACTTACTTTGATAATTTGGAGAATCTTTCACCGGAGTTTCTAAAAGAGGTAGAGGATATAAAGGTGAGTAATCCTGAAAAGTATGGTCATGTGGTTATCGGCCGGTGGGCTGACGTTGCAGAAGGTGCTGTGTTCAAGAAGTGGGGAATTGTGAAAGAGTTCCCGCAGGAATGCAAAAAGGTAGGAATAGGGCAGGACTTCGGCTTTACTAATGATCCTTCCGCTGCTGTAAGATGTGGCATTATTGATAACCGTTTGTATGTTGATGAACTTTTCTATGAAACGGATATGCTTTCGTCGGCTATTGCCAATAGGTTAAAGCCTTTCTCTATGAAAGTTTTTGCCGATTCGCAAGACCCTCGATTGATTCAAGAGATAAAGAACAGAGGCGTGAATATCTATCCGGTAGATAAGTTTCCCGGCTCCATCAAAGCGGGTATTGATAAGATTAAAGACATGGAGTTCTTTGTAACAGAACGCTCTTACAATATTATTACTGAACTTCGGAAATATGTTTGGGATAAAGATAAGGATGGAAACTACATCAATGAGCCAGTAGATGAATATAATCATTTGATGGATGCCATTAGATATTATGTATTGGGTTGTTTGCTTGGACGCATTTTGAAGCCGAAAGATTTAACTGGAATATTCACACACTAAAAATATAAGCTATGCCATTGAATTTAGAAGAAATATTAGCATTGCCCGATATCGGACAGAAGATAAACTACCTGAAGAAAGGTAGGAAGACTGAACTTCCCGACTGTTGTAAACTTTGGGACGATTGGAATCCGGAACGCCATGAAATTATGGTTGACAAAAAGAAGTATCCGGACAGAAAGGTTCTTGAAAAAGAAGCTGAGAAACACTTCGATGAAAAAACTGGTAAGACTTATGAAATCGAAGCAAAGTATAAGACTGAACCGGTGAACCGTATTTCCATTCCATTGGAACAGGATATAGTGAATATTCAAACTGCTTTCACGGTCGGCACAGAACCGTCTATGGATTGCACTCCGACTGATGATGATGAAAAGAAGCTGCTGGATGCGGTAAAGGCTGTATTTAAATCCAACAAAATCAAATACCAAAACAAGAAGATTGTCCGTGCCTGGCTCTCCGAACAAGAAGCGGCAGAATATTGGTATGTTACCGATGATGATTCGTTTTGGGCAAAGTTTTGGAAGAAAGTTAAGACTACGTTCGGTGGCAAGGTCAAGCCCACCAAGAAACTGAAAAGCGTGTTATGGTCTCCATTCAGAGGTGATAAACTATACCCGTTCTTTAACGATGAAGGTAAAATGATTGCTTTCTCACGTGAGTATAAAAAGAAGCTCATGGATGATTCGGAGGTCATCTGCTTTATGACTATCACGGACAAAATGGTTTATCAATGGGATTTGTCTAAAGGGTATGAAGAAAGAACTCCTTTTGCTCATGGATTCCCAAAACTACCGGTTCTCTATGCTTATCGTCCTGAACCTTACTGCAAGAAGATAAAGACTTTTCGGGTCCGATTAGAGAAATTGTTATCTAATTATGCTGATTGTATAGACTATCATTTTTTCCCGTTACTGAAGCTAATTGGAGATGTAGAGGGTTTCATGGGTAAGGTTAAGGACAGAATGGTCAAACTTACGGGTGAAGGTGCGGATGCTCAATATCTGACGTGGAACCAAGCAAATGATACCGTAAAATTTGAGGTAGAAACCCTCTTTGAGAAAGCATATTCTATGACGAATACACCACAAATCAGTTTTGAAAAGTTGAGTGGTGCTGGAAATGCTTTGTCGGGAGTGGCTTTCGATTACGTGTTTCTTTCGACACATTTGCAAGTTCAAAATCATGCCGAGGTGATAGGTGAGTTCTTGCAAAGGCGTGTGAACTTCATAGTCTCTGCTTTAGGTTCTATAAATCCATCTGAATTTAACAAAGCATCTGAAACGATAGATATTAGTACAGAAGTTGTTCCGTATCGCCTTGACAATTTAGAAGATAAAGTTAATGTAGCTGTAAAAGCTGTGTCAGGTGGTGTATGGTCGCAACGACATGGGGTAATGTTTGCTGGAAATATTGACCGCATCGAAGAAGAAATTTCAGAAATAAAAGAAGAACGAGAAGAAAAGAGAAAAGCTGAAATGCAGAAACAAGCCATAAAGAAAGGGGAGTGAAATCACTCCTCTTTGTAGCTCCATTGATAGCCCTTGTGCTTCTTTATTTTCCCATTACAACACATTGAAATGCCCGAATGGTGCGCACCAGTTGTGCGTGCCGCTTCATTCAAACTATCAAATGAATTTATAATTTTGCCGTCTTTTAATTGTAGAACAGCTCGTGAATTATGGTGGTTTTTGCCAGTCTTTTGCTTTCTACCAAGAACCCTATATGCGTGTAGTAAGTTTTCACCATCAGTAACCCATTCAAGATTAGTAACGCAATTATTGGTTTTATCACCGTCTATGTGGTTTACTTGTGGTAGGTTTTGCGGATTAGGTATAAAAGCATTTGCGACCAAGCGATGAACTTTAAATATGCGCTTTCTGCACCATACATTCAAATACCCCTTTTTGCTTTTTATGGGTATTAAAATGCGTCCATCTCTAAACCAATATCCTTTACCGTTCCAGCATTTCTTTGGCAAGGATTTTACCCTACCTAAATTTGATACTTGATAATCGTCTTCGTACCCTTCAATGTCTTTCCAAATTTCGTCCATACTTATTTCATTTAAGAGTGAATAATAAAGGCAGCCTTTAAAGTCGTGCAAAGACTGCCTTTGGATAATCGTGTTATCTCATAAGATTTGATATTGAAATAAGCCTTTCAATTAGCGTATCTTCTGATTCTTTAGTCATGCCTGTAATCATATAGCGTTTACAAGCTCTGAATGTCATTACAAAAACATCACGTTCTATTGGTTTATACTTTGTCATGAAAGCGTCCATACGTGGCGTATCAAATTGCCATAAATATTTGTATTGTTCATCTGTCAAACAATGTGTATTTATCTTTAAGCCATTCATGTAGAACTTGTTTTTAAAACGCACCAATCCGTTTCGTACCGATAAATGAGAGTTGTTAAACCCTTTATTAAATATTATTGCAGAAGCTATTTTTATCAGTTCAAGAAATGCCACTTCTGTAAATGGTAGATATGGTTGCACCTTTTCAGATATACTTCTTAATTGGCAGAACTGCTTACCTGTTAAGCAGGTTATATAGTTGCCATAGGGGTCTTTTCTCATAATCAAGCTATCTTTATAAGGTTGCACTTCTTAAAACATCTATACTCTTCTTTCTCTGTGTCCCAGTACACTTGCAGATTGTCATTCGGCTTTCTGCCAGTACCTTTCACATCACCGATTAATCCTTCTTTGAGAGTGCCAAAGGCTTGACGTAACGTTCCATCGGTCTTTTTGAAGTAGAACTCTACTATCTTCACTTTCAAAGCCGCTTTCAGCTTCAAATTAGCCCATGCGCATTTTAATGCTTCACTCATTGAATAACCGTTCTTGCGAACAAAAGACCATGCCATTGACATAATCTCTTTCATCTGACTTCTAAATTTTGTGCTCATACTACTTATATGTTTTAAATTATACTACTTCGTTTAATTTGATATTGCAAAGTAAAACTAATTAGTTTAATTTTACAATATTTAAAGTAATAAATAATGTTAAAAATAAAACTAAGTAGATTTATTTTAGCCATATAATTGTATTATATGGTATAAATATCTAATTTTGTCGAATAAAACTATATAGTATTATGGACTTTAGAACAAGGATAAAAGAACTTTGTCAAGGGCAAGGTATAACTCAAAAAGAGTTAGCAGAAAAAATGGGAATATCTGATATAAGTCTGAATAAGACTTTACGAGGGGAATATCCGCAGTTGCAAACATTAGAAAAGATTGCGAATACATTAAATGTTCCTATTGCCGAACTATTTGAAAAGCCGAATGCCAGTAATATTATCGGCTTCGTAAAGGTCGGAGATACCGTGCATGAAGTAAAGTCTGCGGAAGATGTGAAGAATTTAGCTGGAAAACTTTAAATCAATATATTGTTATGAGTCAAGAAGATGAAAAGGATATAGAACCTGTAATAGATAAAAAGAAAAAAGAACCTGAACAATTTGGAACGAGAAAAGCTTTTAAGAATCTTCCCCGAGATTTATCTCCTGATGATTTGAACAATTCTGGTACACAAAAAATGTTGCTTGCAGAGTTAGAAAGATTAGAGATAGCAAATCTCAAATTGGAAACAAAATATGAGGAGATAGGAAATAAGCTAGAAGGATATAAAGATATGTACCATAAATGTGATAAAGATAAGGCTGTTTTAGAAAAAGATATAAACCATGAGACTAGAAATGAAGTGCTTTATGCCTTTTGTTTAACTTTAGGTTCTGCTCTTTTTGGAGCTTCTTTTAGTATAAGAGAAGCTACATTCTGGTGGATAACAACTTTGTTAGGGCTTTTTATCATGTTAGGTGGCTTAGTATATAAATTTAAACTTATCAAATGATGTTAGAATTTAAATATATAAAAGATAAAGGTGATCTTGATTCTGAAAGGTCTGTTTTTAAAGTAATATCAGATTGTAATTTAGGTGATTTTATTGCATTTAGAACAAAAGAAACATCGGAAGATGGAATATCCAGTAAAATAGAATTGCCTTTTTGGTTCCCTGATAAACGCATTAAAAAGGGAGATACTGTAGTATTATATTCTAAGAAAAGAAGAGTAAATGAGAAAACTAATAAAGACGGCAGTATTAGTCATTTCTTTTATTGGGGTAATGATACTCCGTTATTCTTAGAAGATGATGATAGTGTTTTGTTAGTAGAAATAAGGAGGTGGTTAGCTGGTAATTGATTCAATTGACGATAAGGTTTCTACTGCCGTCTCCGCAGTCAGAGGTGGTATCTGGTCAACTCGCGAGGGTATTATGTTTGCCGGGAATGCTGATAGGGTAGAAGAGGAGCTTGCAGAAATCAAGGAGGAGCAAGCGGCAAAGAATGAGCAAATCGGAAATAAGGGACAGAAAAATGCCTCTTAGTCAGAAAAATTATAGGGATTATAATTTTAGTACAAGAAAAATAGAATATTTTGCGGCAACATCAAAGAATTGCCGCTAATTTTTTGCTTGAATAGTTGTAGGTAATTAAATAATTACCTATATTTGTAGGGTAATCAATAGAGAAAGGTATGCCAACGATATTTATTTTATTTGGTTTTCGTTTTATGTTTTACGCTAATGACCATGAGCCTATACATGTTCATGTAATCAAAGGGGATGTAAGTGCTAAATTCACTTTATTTCCAGTTACATTAATCAAAAATAATGGCTTGAAGTCATCTGAACTGAAACTTGTAGAATCAGTTATAGAAGAAAATCAAGAAGTAATAGCAGAGCATTGGAATAAATTTTTTAATAAATCAAAATAAGTGGTTATGGAAAATATCATAGTTGAAAAGGTATGGTTGACTGATACGGAGGTATGGATACGTACCACTGACGGGAAGGAGGCATGTGAGAAGTTTTCAGATTTCCAAAGGCTGAAATGGGCTACTCCTGCGCAGCGCGCAAATTTCACAACGAGCCATGACGGAATACATTGGAAAGAGCTTGATGAAGATTTGAGTTTTGAGGGATTCTTTCGGGAAAGGAAATCTAATCCTCTTTATGATTTATTTATAGCTCATCCTGAATTGAATGCTGCTGCCATAGCACGACGTTTAGGTATTTCTCAGAGTTTGTTTGCTCAATATGTAAGCGGAACAAAGAAGCCGTCTAAGAAACGTTTTGAAGATATTATAGAAACAATACGTTCAGTAGGGCGTGAATTAATGGCTGTACCGGCATAAGTTACAATACTTTATTTAGGCGTGATTCCATTCGGTTTCACGCCTTTTTTATACCATTTTACGACAATCGTTTCATTGTCGTGTATCACCTATCTGATAATTTTTCACATAGCTTATTAATGCCGAAATTTACCGTAGAAATTTATAAATCAAATTCATACGGTATGACAATCTTAGAACAAATCTTGGCAGGGCTGCAACAGAAGTTTACTGGGGTGGACACTGCTATCTTAACCCGAATTGCCACTAAGAAGGCAGAGGGTGTAACGGACGAGACAAAGGTAAACTCCATTGTTGAGGGTATCAGCTTCTCGGACGTGCTAAATTCCTATGGTGATTTCCGTGCCGGGGATGCTTCCAAGACCGCAGTTTCCAACTACGAAAAGAAACATAACCTTAAAGACGGTAAGCCAATCGAGACTACCACTACTACCAAAACGGAAGAGAATAAAGACGATGTGCCTGCATGGGCGCAAGCTTTAATTGATTCCAACAAGAGCCTTTCCGACAAGCTAACACAGTTTGAAGCAGAAAAGGCTCAAGCAACACGTAGCCAGCAGATTTTGGCAAAGGCAAAGGAGTATGGTATTCCCGAAAACTACGCCAAACGATGCGCCATTAAGGACGATGAGGACTTGGACGCATACTTCAAGGACTTGAAGCAGGAGTTCGCAAATGACGGCTTCAAAGGCGTAACCCCTCCCGAATCAGCGGAAGCGAAGATTGAGAAAGAATCTGAATCTATCGCCAAGATGATTGATGAGGGAACGAAAACTATTGTTGAACAAAACAAGAATTAATTATGTCAGCAGGATTTAAGTATGACTTGGTTCCGCCCGTTGAGCAAGAGGAACGCTACGATGTCCAGACCGGTATTCGTAGACGTGGTCCGTTCAAACTTGATACGCAGAACCTGGTAGTGGGAAGTTTTCTTCCCGGATTTACACCGATTTGTGCGGACTTGAAAAACAAGTTCGCTTATGCGGTAATCAATGTGAGAGTTGCGGAAGCCTATACCACTGGTGGAGAGGCTTTGTCTATCAAAGTAGCTAAGAACTCTTTGGCTTATGTGGGTATGTTTGTCGGAAACGGCAAGAAAGGTGCAGAAGTAACGGCAATTGATAAGTCTAATGCCAACTACGATGTATTGACTATCAAGGCTGCTTTTGGTGAGAATATCGCCAAAGATGCCGTATTATTCAATGCGGTTGCAGTTGATGGTTTAAAGCAAAAGCATGTGGCTAATTCGGCTCTGTTTAACCGTACAAAGGTTGAGGACGGAATCACATTGGTTTCATTGCTTCGTACAGCCGCAGAAATTGAACCCTCAAAATTGGTTATGCCGTTCTCCGAGAACGATAAAGCCAACATGAAGGGATGGTTTGAATTTAACGAGTAAGGAGGTAGGATATGTTTTTAACGATTCAAACATTATTCGATGATGCGAACATTATTTCCGCTATCATCAGACGTGTGAACCAGACACGCAAGGACACAATCTATTGGCAGCAGTATCTTACTTTCCGCAGAGTGACTACTCGTGTGTTCAAAGACTATATCGGTTCTGTAACTGGAGTTATGGCCGGCTCCATCAATTCGCGTTTTGGAGAGAAACCCATCCGTGAACGTCGGAACATCGGTTCCGGATATGGTGAGATTGCCTATTTGGGTGATGCTTATCAGATGTCTATTGACCGTCTTTCCGAATTGCAGGATTTGATTGACAAGTTCAATGCAGCTAAGCCAGCCGACCAAAAGGCTGCAATGGAAGAGATTGTAAACTTCCTGGCAGACGACTACCGTCAGATTACCCTTGCTGCCCACAAGCGTATGGATATTATTGTCGGTGCGCTGTTGATGCTTGGTGAAGCCACCGTTTACAACAAAGACGCTGCAATCACTTCCGGTCAGACCAATAATAAACTGCTGGAGATTACCCTTCCGTTCAATTTTATCAAGCCGAAAAGTGGAGATGTGGTTGTGGACGGAAAGAATATGTTTATCTCTTATTTGAGAGAGAAACTTCATTCCTTGGCACCGGACTATGGCGTTTATGCCAAGATGGTTATGACTCGTGCATCTTTCAACAAGCTTATTCTTGGTTCATCTGAATTTGGTGAGCAGTACAAGATGATTCTCGGCAGCAACGAAATGAAGTTGAGTACGGGATTGGTTTCCTCTTCTTTGGCTTCCGAAGTGTTCACCGGCATCGGTCTGCCTCGCATCGAAATCAAGGAGGATTACGTGAAAGACCAGACGGGAAAGAATGTGCAGATTTACGCGGATAACCGTATTGCTCTGTTACCATCTGACAACATTGGTTATATGCGCCATCATACCCCGTATGAAGCGACAGACCCAGTACAAGGACGTACTTATATCCCGTCAGAGGGGCAGATGCTTATCTCCAACTACCGTGATAAGAACGGTCGCTACATGGAATATACGGCAGAGTGGATTCCGCAGATTTCCAATCCGGATTTGATTACTAATTTCGATTTGAGCGAAATTGCATCCATCCAATCAGCATAAGGAGGTAGGATATGAAAGTAAAGGTTATATCAGTTTTCCGCGACAAGTTCACCGGAAAGTATTATACTCCCGGTGAAATGATTGAAGTCGGTGAGGAAGCCCGTGTGCTGGATATGGAAAGCCGCAGACTTGCTGAACGGATTGAGGCAAAAAATCCCGAAGTGAAAGCCCCTGAAGAAAAGAAGGAGGTGAAAATCTCCCTCTTTGAAAAGGAGTTTGAGAAGAAGGCTTTGGTTGATGCTTTGAAGTCTATCGGTGCGCAAGCTTCCGGCAATATGAAAGAGGAAACTCTTTTGGCTAAGGTTGCAGAACTGGATGAAGAATCAACAGCCAAACTGAAAGAAGCATTAGGTATCGAGTAAAAGGATAGGGTAGTGCTTCTACCCTTCCATTGTCTAATTTTATAAATCAGAAAAGAAATGAAGAATTTTATTTTTGCCATGTGTGGCTTTTTAATGATGTCTTTGGTTTCGTTGAGCGTGCAGGCATCAAGTGTGGAATCTCCTAAGTGTGAATACGTGAATCCATCGGTTGATGTTGGTCTGCCGGATATTCAGTTTATCACTTTGGAAACGGCTCCGGCTGATTGTGTTGTACTGACCATGACGCATCCCATGTTTTTGGTTGCAAATAACCCGGCTATGATGTGTTCGATAAAAGAGGGAATGGCTATTCAAGGGGTACGAATTAATGTTCCCAAATGTCCGTTCAGATACATCTATAAATCTAAACATTGTACGCATTATAGCTATACCGCATATAGTAAACTGATTACACCATATTGAATGATATCAGCCATGAGTAACAAGGAGTTTGTATTAAGCGTATTTGATAAGAACACCCCGTCTAATCTTGTAGTTGAAAATATACTTTCAAGAACGGGATTGGATGGTGAAGAACCTTTTGCCGAGGAAAATCGGGCAAGATTAGAGGTCGCTTGTGCAAAGCAAATTCCGTGGATGATACAAAATCCATCTTCGGTCAGCGAAAGCGGATTTTCTGTGTCTTGGTCTAATTATGTTGATAGCCTAATGAAATTGTACTCATGGCTGTGCAAACAGTACGGTTTGAAAGACGAACTGAGTAACAAACCTAAAGTGACTTTCTTATGATATTCGCTCCCCACATATTGCAGGTTAAGGTTGTCACCCCGATGGCTAAGGATGAGTTCGGAAGACCTATTCCCGGTACCGGTGGTGAAAGCTGGCAGGAGGTGTGCAAATGCCGTTGTGATGATGTGAGCGCGGAAAAGAAAGTATCTATCAATGGTGCTTTGTATGATTTCAAGTACAAGGTAGTCTTTGACAAGCCGTCAAAGGTTGAAGCAGGTGCAGAGGTTCGTTGTTTGAATGCCGATGGAAGCATAAGAGGTGAAGGAGTTGCTAAAAGCCCTTTGGAAACAAACTATTTTTCCTACAGAGCAATATGGTTGGAATAGATGCAGACTTTTCGGATGTTGACCAGTTCTTTGAGGACGGAACAAGCGAAGTCGTTGCTGGCATGAAAGAAGAGGGAGAGGCATTTGTTGAAGATGCAAAAGCTACCGGAAACTATCAAGACCACACAAAACATTTGAGAGAATCGAATGATTATGAGGTTAATGAAGATGGCTTAATTCTGAAAAACGAAGCTGATTATGCTTCATTCGTGGAATCCAAAGGATTTGAAGTTGCAGGAAGTGCAGCGATAAGGACAGAAAAAAGATTGAAAGATAGATTTGAACGATGATAGTAACCACCGACATAGGAAACATCCTCTACCGGGACTGCAAGATTTTCGGAATAGACATAGTACCAGCAGGAGAAACGCTGACGGGTGAATTGAAGTCCGAAAGGATTGTCATCCACACGAAGAAACAACAGCCGGGAACTTATTGGAAGAAATCTTTCGCAGAAGTGAATCTATGTGTACCCAATTTAAGCGAGAATGAAGCGAACACAATCCGGCTTAACGAACTTGAAAGAAAGGCTGGCAAGCTGTTTGATGATGTAGTAAGCACCTATGATGGTATGACATATCGTTACTCTATTGATTCTATCGGTACAGAAGCGGACACAGCTTTGAAGTGTCATTATGTGAATGTGAGAATTTTGTTTAATGTATTAAATGTAAAATGATATGATTACAGCAGTAGAAATTGACGAACTGTATTATGCAGAACCGATTAAAACGGTTACTACTCCAGCTGCCGGATTAACAGGCGCAGAAGTAGCCACCATCTTGAAAAACGCAGCAACGAAGCGGGTCAAGAATGTGCATGGTGACACGTATCAATATGAAGAAGCAGAGGCAAGTGTAACTCGTTACAAAAACGCTTTGACTGGTGAGTACTACCGGGAAACGTCTGAACCGGGTGAGGTGAAAATCAACTTCACCATTGGTGAGTATGATTATGCTACAAAGGCTGATTTACAAGGTGGTAAAGCCACAGAAAAGAATTGGGAAAGAGGCAAGTATAAGCCTATTCATAAATGTGTGATTGGTAAAACCAAAGACGGAGTTTATGTTGTGTTTCCGAAAGCGGCTATCAATGCCCGTGGCTCTAATACCGATAAGGCTGTCGGATTGGCTGTTTCGGCCGTTCCCCTTTCCACAGGTGTAGATGGATTGGCTTCCGAAAAGTGGTTTGACGAATCGGAAGTTGTAGTGCCGGAAGGTTGATAATTTTTCAGTAAAAGGATTGTTTTCAGATGGCGGTGGGTGGTTGCTCACCGCCTTTTTAATTTAATGTTATGAATAATCAAGCAGCAAAAACGGTTTCTGATGCCCTATTAGGGCTGGATTTTAAAAATGTAGGGATAGGTGGAATCGTTTATACCATCAAACCTCCTACAATTAAAATTATCTGTCGTGCCATTCATCATTTTTCCAATATCGCCCTGCGAGGAGATAATATCATGGAGGCTATTAAAGAGCTTCCTGAAGCTACTGAAGATATGCTGAAAGGTATTTCATGCTTCATCTGCGGGAATGATAGTTTGGTCAAAGAATTGGAGAACGGGACTTTTGAAGAAGTTAGGAATGCTTTGGAGGTGTGTTTCTCTATGATGGATATATCGGCTTTTCAGTGTGTCAGCTCGATGAGGAACGTGTCGATGCTGGCAGCAAGACCGAAACAGTAGGAAACACAACGTTCTTCGGGCAGATAGCCTATTTGATTGACACGCTGCATCTGAGTTATACAGAAGTGTTTGAGATTATCCCTTATAGGAATCTGTTGATGATGCAACGGGATAAATTACACGCAGTATATGGTGGTCAGAAGGTGAATAGAATCAGTGGTAAGGAATTGGCTAATCGTAGGAAAAAGAAATAGATATGGCGAAATTATATTTTAAGGTAGGTAGTGACTGGGAAGAAGTTGTAAGGCTCCGTAATGAAATTGCGAAGTTAAAACAAGAGTTAATGAGCATGGATGGCACGCAGTCTCCTGCTGCTTTCAAGGCTTTAAATGTCCAACTTGCTGCATCTAATCAAAGATTGGATGAGTTGGTGACTAATGCAGCCAAAGCTGGAGCGGAGATGGAAACGGGATTCAAAAGGAAAATCTTCGATGCTTCCCAATCTGTAAATGGGTTCACAGAGAAGATTATCGCTCAAAAGAATGCCATAGGTTCTCTTCAAACAACTATTCGTAAAAATAAGGAGTTATATAAGAACATCGTTTCAAGAGGTGGGGAAGATAAAGAACTGCTTAATCACATCAGCAAACAAGAAAGAGCGCTCGGTAAAGAACGGGATGCTTTATTCAACCTCACCCAACAGCAAGCCGAAGCGCGTCTTTCCGTAAAGAAACTCCGGGATGAATATACACTTTATAAGAATGATGGGAAACAAGTAGTAGAAACTAACGAAGGTATCGCTATATCTTGGAAGAAAGCGCTGGCGGTTATTGGTGGTGCTGGAGTATTAAAGGCATTAGGTTCTGAAATGATTCGTGTTCGTGGAGAATTTCAATCCATGCAGACCGCTATTGAGACTATGGTTGGAAAGGATATGGCAGGACAACTGATTCCGCAAATCAAGGAGCTGGCTAAGATTTCTCCACTTACTATGTCAGATATGGTTGGAGCAGAAAAGATGATGCTTGGATTTAACATACAAGCAGAAGACACTATCAAATACTTGAAAGCCATTAGTGATATTTCTATGGGAGAATCCGGTAAGTTTAATTCGCTGACTTTGGCATTTTCACAGATGTCAGCAGCAGGTAAACTTATGGGGCAGGATTTGAATCAAATGATTAATGCCGGATTCAACCCACTTCAACAAATTTCCGAAAAGACAGGAAAGTCTATTGCTACACTCAAAGATGAAATGTCCAAAGGTGCTGTTTCCGCTGAAATGGTACAGCAGGCGTTTATAGATGCCACATCGGCAGGCGGTAAGTTCTACAATATGTCAGAGAATGCCTCAAAGACTATCAACGGACAGTTGTCTATGATGCAGGATGCGAGGGAGGCCGTGTTTAACGAATTGGGAACTAAGTCGGAGGGGGTCATAATGAAAGGCATTCAAGTGACTACCTCACTGATTGAAAATTATGAAACGGTAGGAAAAGTTTTGGTTGGGCTGATTGCAACATACGGGACATACCGCACCGCTGTGATGCTTGTTACTGCCGCCGAGAGCAAGCATACCCTTGTTGAAATAGGACTTACCAACGCTCGCATATTGGCAAGAAAGGCGCAGTTGGCTTTGAACGCATCCATGCTTACCAATCCTTATGTTGCTTTGGCTACGGTAGTAATGGGGCTAACGGTCACAATGTGGGCGATGTCTGACAGCACAACTGCTGCTGCACGTGCCCAAAAGGAATATAACGACATTAAAAACGCAGCATCTAAAAAGGAGCAGGAGCATAGACAGAAAATAGAAGAACTGTTGACTGCCGCCCGTGACGAAAGCCTGGCTACTCTCACTCGCCAAAAGTCATTGGAGGAACTTCGCAAGGAATATCCGAAGATCTTTGAGCGATATGATATTGAGAAACTGAAATTGGAGGATATTCTAAAGTTGAAGCAACAAATCAACGAAGAAGATGCAAAACAGTCCGTTCAAGAGAGAAAAAACGACTATATCTCATTAAAACAAACGGCTTCCAAACAACAGAGATACCTGCAACTATTTGATAATCCCGATTTGCGTAAAAACATGTCTAAATCTGATATGCAAATATGGAGAATGTTCGCAGGCAAGCAGTCCTACGTACAGGTTCGGGAGCAAATGGAGAAGAACTCCGAGCTTTTGAAGAGATACCAGAAAGATGTATTGGATGACAATATATCCGCTTATAAAGCCAACCTTAAAAACTACTCCAAAGAAAGGCTTGAAGCGGAATTGGAACTTGCTCAATCGTCCGCATCCAAGCGCAACGGTTTTGTTGTAAATGGGATGATGGTTAAAGGTGGTGATTTAGAAGGTGTAATATCTTCTATCAATGGTGCATTGGCAGAAAAGAAATCTCCGACTACTTACAAACAAGATTACGAGAAAGCTAAAAAGGACTGGGAGGATGCCAAGAAGAAACTCACTGAAATGGAGAATGACAAATCCAAGTTTACCTCAAAGCAATATGAAGAGGCTAAGAAACGGGTAGAAACAACTGAAAAAGCCTATATGAATTTGGGCGGCATTACCGGAAGCTCGTTGACTAAGCAGGAGAATCAAGCAGAGAAACTTCGTAAGCAGACTGATAAATATGATGCCCTCCTTGATAAGCAATCATTAGAACAGCAACGTTCTGCCGAAGATTTGCAGATGGAAGTTGATGAAGCCCGAATCAAAGCTATGGATGAAGGTTCTGCCAAGACTATCGCTGAAATGGAACTCAACTTTGAAAAGGAGATGCAGGCTATTGACCGACAAAAAGAAGATGCTTTGCGGAAGAAAGTTGAGGATGCTCGCGCTGCATGGGAAGCTAATCCGAAGAATAAAGGCAAGTCTTTTAATGCCACCGATATAAAGCTGTCTGATGATGAGCAAAACTATTATGATGAACTATACAAGACAGCCATTATCAGTAATGAAAAGATATATAAGGATTTGGCAGAGCGCTATTTGTCTTATGCCGATGAACGTCTTGCCATTGAAAAGAAATTTAATGATGATATTTCAATATTACAGGAAGCCCGTAAGAAAGCGGAAACCAAAGGTGATGCTAGTGAAATAGCCCAAATAGACCGAAGCATTGAGAAGCGTACAGAAATCAAGAATGAAGATATATTCAAACTTGATGCAGAACAATTCAAGAAAAATATGAATTGGGAACAAGTCTTTGGTAATCTTGACAAGGTTTCTACTGATACTTTGAAAAAGTTGAAAGCGAACCTTAAAGACTTTATATCATCTCAAAAGGATTTATCTCCTGAAAGCCTTAAAGAACTGGTAGATGCTATTGAACGGATTGATGATAAGGTTTCAGAACGTGATCCTTTTGAAACTATGTCTATTTCTTTCAAATCCCTCAAAGAAGTCACGGATGCACAGCGTGAAGCACAGAAAGCGTATAACAAAGCTTTGGAAGAAGGTACTGATGAAGAAAAGAAGAATGCCAAAGCCACCCTTGAAAGTGCAAAGAACAGCAAGCAGAAAGCCCTATATGAAGCCACAGATGCTTTACATAAAGGAATTAATGAGATAGGGCAATATGTCGATGCCGGTAATCAAGTTATCGGTATCATGGAAACGCTTGGTATAAAAACACCTGAATGGATGGAAGGAACAATGTCCGGTTTTGGTGAGATGCTGAACGGACTTGGAAATATCGACTTGATGAAGCCTATGTCTATCATCACCGGTAGTCTACAAACCGTTAAAGGGGCTTTGACTTCTGTTATTTCTTTGGGAGGATTAATACCGGGTTTGGATGGTGCCGATTATTCTCACTATAACGAGATGGTCGAGGAATATAACAAACTCAATGAGATATGGGATGAGCTGATAGACAAGAAGCTGGAATACATCAACACATCCTACGGAGCAGAAGCGGACAAGGTAGGCAAAGAGGCTCTTGAACTTGTCAACAAGAGCATTGAGGCGTACAGAATACTTGGGCGTGAACGATTAAACTCCGGTGCGTCTGCCGGTTCTCATTCCATTGGCAAGCGCATGGCAAAGAATACCTCGTCAAGCGACTGGCAGGACATTGCCGACGCACTCGACATGTCAGTCAAAGACGCCAAGGATTTTATAGGTACCGGACGCATGACAGGATTGTTTGACCTGACTACTGAACAGTTGGAGAAACTAAAGTCAGAAGCGCCTACTTTTTGGGCTAAATTAGATGGCGATGTGAGAGATTATCTTGATAAGATTATCGAGGGGGAGGAGCGTATTGAGGAAATCCATAATCAGATAAACAAGCAGCTTACACAAACCACATTCGATAGTGTGTACAGTAATTTCATAGATACCCTTATGGACATGAAAGCATCGTCCAAAGATGCAGCCGAAGACATTTCGGAATACTTCATGCAAGCTATGCTCTCCGAGCAGATAGGCACACTTTATCAGGACAAGCTAAAGAAGTGGTATGAGAAGTTTGCAAAGGGTATGGAGGATGGTTCTTTGACGGAATCCGAAAGAAATGCGTTGAACAGCGAGTATATGGGCTACATTGAAGAAGCGATGAAGCTTCGTGACGAGCTTGCCGCAGCCACCGGATATGACAAGATTTCGCAAGAATCAACATCCCAGTCAGCTTCATCCAAAGGTTTTCAGGCAATGAGTCAAGATACTGGCGAAGAGTTGAACGGTAGGTTTACAGCATTGCAGATTGCAGGAGAAGAAATAAAAAATCAGAATATTATTCAATCTCAATCACTTAATCTACTGACAGTAAAAGCAGATGCTCTACTTTCCATAAATACGGAAACAAGAAATATTGCTGATGATACGAGGAATTTGATAGCGCAATCTTATCTTGAACTGGTACAGATTTCAGAAAATACAGGGGCAATCGTCAAACCTATTCAACAGATGCAAAGAGATATAGCAGAAGTTAAAAAGAATACAGCAAAATTATAGTCTATGGATGAATTATTAATTAATGGCGAAAACGCTTATACAACATGGGGTGTGAGAATGGGAGAGGGGTTTCTTGATGTTATTGGGGCATCCGCTCCCATGAAGGATTTTATTGAGAACAAAAGCCGACTTGAACATGGGAAACGGGTAATAATCAATAATCCTAAAGTCGATGAGAGGGAAATAACACTTTCGTTCACAATTGAAGGAAATTCCCAGTCCGATTATCAATCAAAGAAAAAAGCTTTCTTCGATGAGCTTTATAAAGACAAGATTGATATTCAAATCCCGGCTAATAGTAGCGAAGTTTACCATCTTATTTATACTGGCAAGAGTGTCACTTACGCACAGGGTTTAGACCGAACTTTCGGAAAAATTTCAGCCAAGTTCAACGAACCGAATCCGGCAAACAGAACCTAATTCACGACATTGGTTCTATTGTCGTGAATGTGAGTGCTCAAAATTGGGCACTTTTTTTTTTATCTCCGAACTTTGAAGACGTGGAACAAATCGACATCAAAGACATATCCGGTGCTATCCTGCTTACTACCCTTCCCAATGAAGGCTGCAAGCGTAAGTTTACTCTTATGAAGGAGGACTACATCACGTTAAAGTTCTCCTTGGAGAGTCCTATATTCTTCAAACTTGGTTCATACGTGGAGTGCGACTTCGGGCTGTTCGAGGTGTGTGACTTGCAGAAGCCAGAATTCAACACCGATAGCGCAGGCTACGACTATGAGTTGCAGCTTGACGCCCACTACTGGAAATGGAAAAACAAAATCTTTAAATATACCCCCGAAGTGGCCGGGCAGGAAGCGTCCTGGAATCTCACCGCTTCACTTGATGTTCAAGCCGGTATAGTCCTTAGAAATTTAAAAGCTCTTGGTTACAAATACAAAGGACAAGATTTTGTTTTCTCCATTAACAGCACTGTAGAGAATAAGGCGCTACTGATGACTTATGACAACATCAACATCCTTGACGCCTGCTTCTCTATGGCAAAGAAATGGGATTGCGAATGCTGGGTGACTGAAAACATCATCCATTTCGGACGTTGTGAGTCTGGCGATGCGGTGGATTTCGAGATTGGGAAAAATGTGCAGGAAATGCCACGATCAGAATCCCGGTCCACCTACGCCACCCGTATCTATGCTTTCGGCTCAACAAAGAATATCCCATCTGACTACCGCCCCGTTGATGAGACTGTAGTACTGAACGGCGTGGTGCAAAAACGCTTAATGTTGCCCGAAGGAACTCCGTACATAGACGCTTATCCTGGTATGACCATCGAGGAAGCCATCGAACAAGTGGTTATCTTCGATGAGGTCTATCCCCGAAGGGTCGGCACGATGTCGGACATTACCACCAAGGAATACACTGACAAAATAGAAAATGCCGACGGGACTACCACTGAAAAGAAGTGGAATGCCTACCGTTTCAAGGATACTGGCATTACCTTCTCAAAGGACTATATCCTTCCCGGTAATGAATTGAAAATCACTTTCCAATCCGGCAAGTTGAATGGTATGGAATTCGCTGTGACATTCGACCCTGAGGGAAAGCCGGAGAAACTGGAGAACGGTAGCTGGAACCCTGAGGCACAGCTTTGGGAGATAGTCAGGAATGAGGACTACGGCAGACCGCTTCCGGATGGAGTGCTTATCCCCGAAAATGGTGATACTTACATCTTATCGGGCTGGAATCCCATGAAGATAGCTGAAATGGGACTGGTAGCAGAAGCACAGTTGGAGTTAAAGGACAAAGCCGATAAGTACGTTGCCAAATCAAAGATAGACCCTTCTACATATAACTGTAAGATGATGTCGGATGTCGCATACAGTGAGGACGGCATTCACAACCTCTACAGCATCGGTCAAAAGGTCAACCTTATCAACAAGGCCTATTTCGAGAACGGAAGGCAGTCAAGGATTATCGGATTTGAATTCAATCTTGACCTGCCTTATGATTCCCCTATATACACTGTCGGGGAAACCGCTGCCTATTCCCGTATTGGGGAGCTGGAGGAGAAGGTTGAGAGCCTTACTCTGAAGGGACAGACCTATACGGGCAGTGGTGGTAGTGGCGTGTATGTGATAAGAAGGAATGACTCTACACCGGCCACGGATAATAACGTGTTTTCGGCTTTGCGTTCCTTGGCTATGTTCCTTCGCAAAGACCAGTCTGACGGCACAAATTTTCTGTTGAAGTTCGGCGAGTTTATCACCGGTATTTCCGGAGGTTGTATCGATAAGAATGGCATCCTTGAAATGGAAGAGGGCATTTTCCGCAAGCGTGTGTTTTTTCCGGAAGTAGCCTATAACCGTGTGACCTATTTCAAGGGACGTATGTGTGCCTCTCCCGGAGGTGGATGTACGGTCAAGGAATGGACGGACAACGGTGACGGCAGCTACACCATAACTCCAGACTTGACGGATGCCGACGGGCTGAGCCAGTTTGTCGATGATATACTTACTACTTACTTCATCACCAAGAACGCCGAAGGCAAGCTGCAGGGGTTCGAGGAGATGAAATTCCGGGTGACTTCCGCAGACTATACAGCCAAGACATTCGTCATGACACCGAAGCCAGGTACTGACTGGAAGCCGGGGGATGCGATGGTACTTGCCCAGACGGGTAACTTTACGGACCCGGAACGGCAGACGTACATCCTTATCGATACGGTTAACGGCAACAACTGTATTACTTTTTTTGACCGCGCCAATACATGGGATGTCGAGCCGGCACAAGAGATGTCGTGGATTGGCAAGAAGAAAGGCCGTACCGTACATGGCATTCCTGCAGACAATTATTCGGCTGTTTTTCGCCACGTCATCATGTCCGGCAAGATATTCCAGGTGGATGACATCACCGGCGAGGCTTTCCGGGTGCCATTGTTCAAAGGGACGTGGCAGAAGGGTGAGAAGTATGCCTATTACGATGAGGTGACGCATAACGGCAGCTCCTGGATATGTGTAAACGAGAAAGGCACGTCTACAGAACCGGCAGACGGTAATGCCGACTGGCTGAAATACGCGGCAAAGGGAGAAAGCGGCAAGGGCATCAAGTCTACCGATGTGGAATACGCGATATCGGTGTCGAATGTCATTGCCCCGGTGGACGGTTGGCAGACTACCTCTCCTGAATGGGAAGCCGGCAAGTATATCTGGTCGCGGACGAAGATTGTCTATTCTGATGGCGAAGTCAAGTACACCCAAGCGGCTTGTATCAGTGGTGGGCAGGGAGCCGACGGCAAGGGTATCAAGTCCATTACCGAAGAATACTACCTATCCTCTTCACCGGCCACCACAACTGGAGGCGAGTGGCAGACTACCTCTCCGGCGTGGAAAAACGGATGGTATATCTGGACCCGGACAAGGATAGTCTTCACTGACGGAACTTTCACTGTCACGAACGCCATCTGTGTGACTGGCAGCAAGGGTGCAGACGGTACAAGCATTACCAATTGCGGTGACTGGCAGACCGGCAAGCATATACCTTACATGGGTATTACCAGGATGGCCGGACGTGTGTTTTTATGTGTCGCTCCCGGTGGTACAGACAATCCTCCGATGTGGACTCAGACGACCAATGAGGGGCGCCGCATCCTGCAGACGCAGAACGGTGGAAAGAGCTACGGATATACCATTACCGGAGACCTGAATACCGCTGAATATGAGCTGCTGGTGGAGAACGGCCAGGATGGGCGTGACGGTAGGGATTATGAGTGGATATTCAAACATACGACAGAGAATGTGACGCCTCCTACGCCAGCCACCTTGCAGGTGGATGACTACGTGCCGTCCGGCTGGCATGATGACCCAATTGGTGTCAGCGAGAGCCTGCCATACGAGTGGGCTTGTTGCCGCACGAAGAAGGACGGTCTATGGAGCGCGTTCAGCCCGGCAGCCATCTGGGCCAAATGGGGCTTTGACGGCGAGTCGGCCATTGTAGCCGATTTCGACAACGAGATGGAAAGCATTGCCTTGACATACGAAGGAAAGACTGTTTCGCAGTCCGTACTCAATACAACCGTCGGCATGTGGTACGGTACGAAGAAACTACAGCTCAAGTCCATATCATGCGTGACCCCTGCCGGTGTGACGGAGAGCTACAATGTCAATACGGGGGTGATAGCGTTTACCGTGGCTTCCGGCATTTCGATGCCTGCACGCTCAGAGGTCAGGATAACCGTTACGGCTACGGTACAGGATACGGATATAAGCCGTGAGTTGGTGTTCACCATTACCGGTGTGCGTGCCGGTAATCCGGGCAGTGATGCGGTACTCTATAGGCTGGTGCCCTCCGTATCTTCAGTAAGCAAGCGGAAGGATGGTACCTACAGTGTGGCAAGCGTGTCATGTACACGCACCAAGTCTGTAGGCGGTAGCACTTCCATCACGACGGATGGCGTACTGAAATACAGCAAGGACGGAGGCGCAGAGGTCGAACTAAATAACGGCACGGCCATTTCCCCGAAGAACTTCACGACGCGGCTGCAGTTCGTGTTCTACGTGGGTGGACAGGTCGTAGACCGGGAAACTATTCCTATGGTTGTGGACGGCACCGACGGTAATCCTGGAAAACCGGGCGGTGACGGCGAATCCGTCAAGGCTGGCGGTGAGTGGCGCACGGCTAATACTCCATATAAAAAGCTCACCATCTGTACGATGGGGAGTCGCTCCTGGCTCTCAAAGGTTGACACTTCGAATCCACCTCTATGGACTCAGACAACTCATGACGGGAGGCGAATCACTCAGACCCAGAACGGCGGCAAGTCCTACGGTTATATTATTACCGAAGAAGTGAACACCGACGAATGGGAACAACTGACATCAGACGGCGGCATGGTCTATCTCATCAGTACATGCAGCAATATCCGGGTGAGCAATGCCGGTTCGCTTGTTCCTTCAGCTTTCCGCGTCTATGCCAAGCGGACGCTTGGTAGCGCCACATTGACTTATCCGGACGGATATCTGGCAGCGAGAGGCTACAGCAACGGGATATGGAGCGCCATCGCAGGGCCTTCGAGGGCTTCCGAGATTACGGTCAACGCTTCGGCTGGGTATTCCACTTTCTCGGTTCGCTGTTATCAGAGCCAGGCGGACGCTTCGGCATGGAATGACAGTTTCATTGCGGAGATATCAGTGGGTGTCAGCTATGACGGAGCAAGCGGACGAGACGCCAGCGAGCCGCGTCCGAGAGGTTTTTTCGCCAAAGGCAACACATATGTTTGGAATGAAGATTACCATGACATCGTACTGGCCACATTCAACAATCGAACCATTCCGTTCAGGGTACGGGCTTACGGTACGTCGGTCACTGTCGCACCTACCTCGATAGACGGTGATGCTAATTGGGAGGCGGCACAGCAGTATATGTTTGTGGCTATGGATATGGCTTTAGCGAGAAAGATACGTGCTGATGAAATCCTTGTGGATGATTTGGTGGTGCAGAATGTGCTGGCAAGGGATAAAACCGGTAAAGCCATGTGCCAGATTGACGGAGAGAATGGTGGCATTGGGTTCCTGGCCGGAGGCAATATCCGATGGGATGCCAAGGGTAATGTGTTCCAGGACGCCTCAATCTTCCGAAAGCTGAAACTTCTGGAGTCGAAATCCGATTCGAATGAATACTACCTGGATTTCAATACCGGGTTGAACTTTGAAATATCCCGGATATTCTCACTTCCAACGCAAGAGGAAACAATATACCTGCCGAATGCGGCAGAATATGAAGGTGGAGAGTGCATGCTGTATAATGGAGGTATCTATACCCGTCTCACTGGACCTGCATCCATAAAAGTCGCAGGTGGAGGCAGCTTTATCATAGACGGAGAATACTATTCTAAAATAGTTGTCCCGTCGCTTTCCATTGCTCAATTCAAGGCCGTAGCGACATACTCTGATGGAGTAAAGGATGAGGTGAAATGGGTTCTAATATCAGGAAAAGCGGAATCGAAAATTTAAAATATCAGTGTTATGAAAGTTTTTTATGAAAGCAAGTTAGCGAAATGGCTGCTGTGGCAGGGCTAC